GCACGGATTGGAGACACATCGCATGACTGGGGAGACGATAATGGACTGGAGCTTTACACCGCATCTGCAGACCTTTTCTTTGGAGGCCGCGATATTACCCTTGAAACAATTGTCACCGGAACCAGGGACCAGGTATATGATCAATTTAAAGCATTCTATGGCGCTGTCTCATCAGTGACCGGACTCTCAACACTTTCAACGCCCTACGGGGACTTCAGTGTATATCCTAAGATGGCCGACCCTTCGCACTTCCGAGACATAAGCAAGCTGAAGATCGAGTTTCGCGAACCGGTACCTGATCTCACTGGCGGATCGCTACCGGCAACAGCAGACGACCTTTATATGATCGACGGAATACCTATGTCGTCATTTGGACTATACGCGTCAAGTTACGACGGGGTGATAGGACTCCCAGACATGAAGGACCAGCACTTCACGAAGGTCGAAGCAGAAGGCTATGAGATCACAAAACGCAAAGCCGGGAAGGTGGACTTTGAAGGGGTGCTGATAGCCGCAGACCTTGACGCTTTTAAGACTCACATCAAAAACCTTTATGCGCTGTTTAAGGCTGAAGGAGAAAGAACCTTCGTCCTGAGAAAACAGGCAACGGTGACAGGGGCTCTGCTGAATGGATTCAAGATAACCCGCGTCCTTATGTCCGACGTCGTGGTGGGCGTCTTTAAATGTGAAATTACAGTAAGCTCTATTGAATGAACAGCCTCACCATATATAGAAGCGCAAGCCCCTTGGTTACAATCCCGATAGACGAGAAAACCACGTTCTATCAGAAGCTCATGACTGAACACCGGATCACTACCGAGTTCTTTAGTGTCACGGTCCTTGATATCACAATAGGAGACTACTTGACCCACGCCTCGGAAAACTTCTATATCAACCGGCTGCCCTCGGTGACAAAACTCAATAACAGGCTGTATCAATACCGGATCGACTTTGAAAGCGTCTGGTACGACCTTAAAAAGAAGCTCTTTATATCCACCGACGGACTGGCAGAATACGGTTACACGGGAACCGCAACGTATTTTGTGACAAACATTGTCGCAAACATGAACGTCAACGGAACCGGGTGGACCGTCGGGACAGTTGACACAACAGACGAAAAGACAATCATATTCAGCAACGAGTCATGCGGTGCGGCCCTGATAAAGGTAGCCGAGACCTTTGGACTTGAGTTTTCGATAGCCACAAAATCAATTTCGCTTGTCGCCTCAGTAGGAAACGACACGATACTCACATTTGAATACGGGAAGAATGACGGACTTTATAAACTCACCAGGGAGCAGGTCAGCGACCAGAATATCGTAACTCGGGTTTATGGGTTTGGAAGCACGGCCAACATACCTTACGGATACCGCAACCGGGCCAAACGCCTTGTCTTTGAGACAGGAACACCGGCAGTCCGCTACCTTGAAAAAAACAATTCACTTTACGGAGTTATCGAGGGCCAGTACACCAACGACGACATATTCCCGAACCGCACAGCTGCCCTGACGGCTGTAAACATGGAGTTCGACGGGAATGACTATAATCTCCGCAATTCTTATGTCGAAGATTCGGCCCTTGAGTTCGACATCAATGACTACCTGATTGAGGGCATGGAGGCAATGATTGTCTTTAAATCAGGAGACCTGTCCGGGCAGGAGTTCGTTATCTGGAAATACGACGACGCGACAAAACGGATATATTTTAATCCCCAGAGCGACGAGGACGGATACACCACGCCCAATCCGCTGAACGTGGCCGCAGTCGGGGACCTTTACACACTTGTCAATATCTCACTTCCGCAGTCATACATCGACACCGCAGAAGCCGCCCTGCTTGCAGCAACACAGGCATATCTTGATGAAAACTCCGTGCCGATGGTCGTTTACTCAGTTGAGATTGACCCGAAGTTCGCCAGGACAAACGAAATCAGTCTCAGTGCCGGTGACCGGGTGACGGTGGTCGATACAGACCTCGGGATAAACGCACTTATCCGTATAGCATCAATTGAATACCCCCTTTCAAATGTGTATAAGATAAAGGCTGTCATTGCCGATTACGTGCCTTATACCATTACCGAAAGAGTGATCCAGAAAACCACTTCGACGCTTACCGAAACCCGCATCATTGACCGCACCTCTGATGAGCTGGCCCGAAGAAATGCCATGCGGCAGCGACAGCTCCGGGACCTGATCTTCGACTCTGACGGCTATTTTGATCAGGAAAGGATCAAACCTCTTTCAGTTGAAACAATGTATCTGTCAGTCGGTGCCAAGTCTCAGAACTTCCGACTCATTGGTGTTACCATCCAGTGCAACTACCTCGGAGACGCTAACCGGCTTTATTGCTCAACCGGCGAACTTCATCACTTTGAGATACCGGACGCCTCAGGCTTTGACTGGGTGATAGGTTCAGCATACGACACAGGGGCTGACTATATGGACCCGGATACAGCTTACTACCTGTACGCAAAATGCAACAAGTCATCCGCAGCCGCCACATGGGAACTCACCACCTCACAGCTGGCAGCAGACGGGAATGATGGTTATTATCATTTCCTTGTCGGTGTCATCTATACGGTAGTGGATGGAGTCCGGGACTTTGACCTGACTTACGGGATGACATACATCAACGGTAGGACAATCACAACAGGCAGGATCCGGTCAATTGACGGACTCTGTTATATGGACCTGACCAACGGGACCTTTAAGATAGGAGATGAAAATCACTCGCTCGATTGGGGCGTAACGGCAGCAGGACAACTCACTCTCATCGGTAGCCTTGTGCAAAGATCCCCGGGAGAATACTTCCCAATCCTGTTGTTCCGGGGGGCCTACTCTCCCACTACCGTCTACCACAAGGGCGACATGGTGACTTATAACTCCGCAACCTGGATCTATACTAACGATACCTCTGCAAGCGGAGTCACGCCGGAAGAAGGAGCCTACTGGACCCTTGCCAGCTCAGTCGGTGAGGCTGGGGCAGACGGAGCCAGTCCTGTCGGGATATTTCGTGGTGACTGGAATATTGGAACAGACTACTACGGGACCACATCCCGGGTCGACATAGTAAGATACTCGGACGGCCTCTACTACATAGCAAAACCAACTGCCGGTAATCCCTTCCGGGGAATAGTGCCGACAAACACCACCTATTGGAGCAGCTTCGGAGCAAACTTCGAGAGCGTGGCCACCAGTCTACTTTTTGCCGAAACAGCCTACCTGGATAATGTCGTCGTCCGGCAGTTTGAAGGGATCCCGGTCGGTGTAGGAGACCTGGCAGGCAGCGTCGTGAATACTCAGGCCAATGCCGCAGGGACTCCGAGAATTGACTACGTGACACTAAGCGGTACATCCGGATCTGCAAACATAACGTGCAACGGAGTGACGCGCCTAGCGACCTTTGAAAGCGACCTTTCAACCACGGCCTTTAACTTCGTTCGTGATCATTACAATGCTTTTTATGCCGCCGGCGTCATGGTTAATGATAGTGGGAACACCTTAAATTTCACAGCCATGAATGGCCAGAATTTCAGCGGGCCAACGGCAGTGTCACCCATAACAGGGGACCTTGACGGAACATTCGGCACATCTCAGGAATTTGTCGCAGGACAAAAGCGTATCGACACCGTGACACTCACAGGTACCGGAGGATCGGCAGACATAACCTGTGACAACCTCAGAAAGCGGTGCATCTTCAGTAGTAGCCTTGAAACAACAGCCTCGACATTTGTCACCCTTTACGCCGCTGCCTACCTGGAAGGAGGTGTCGTAGTGACATCATCAGGAGCAGATATAATTTTCACATCGGAGTATACCGGGCAGGATTTTACAGGGGCGACCTCGATAACAAACGTGGCATCCCTTTACCAGGGAGCTCTTTCGATAGCAGGGAACGATATCTGGGACAATCTCACAAACAGCAATAATGCCGGGATACTGGTTAATATGAAAGGCTATAACGGAGGGTCAGATTATTACAGGGCTTTTTATGTAGGAAACGGAAAGGGACCAACTGTATTATTTGCAGTAGGTCACGACTCGGTTCGAGATAAAGACATGATCGCGCTGAATGCCCCCCAGGTTCAGGTTATTGGCCTGCCTCACTCAGGCAGCGGGCTTGACGCAGGGATGATGTACGTGGACGCAAATGGTTATTTAAAACTCGCAGGATATTAATCATGGGACTGCCAGTAGGGCATAGAGGAGGAGTAAGGCCCAGACGAAGGGGCAATGGTCTCTCGAAGATAAAGAGACGCCACGGCATTCCGTTTTATAATCCCGCTGATGTCTACGAAAAACGGAACTTCCTGCTTGCCGAGGCCGTTAAGATAATTTCACGGCAAAGGGAAGTATTCACAACGGAACCCCAACCGTGAAAGGAGCCCTGAAAGGTGTAAGCAGTATCATATTTGACCCAAAGGGGGAGATTTCAAGAAACACCGCGCCAAGTGCCGAGAGCCAGCGAATACAGGGCAAGACTACTATCCATTTTTTTCAGAGAGCCACGCTATCGAAAAGCCACCGGATGCAGGGCGTGTCATGGATCGTGTTCGCCGCTAAGATGCTCATCCACCGGATGAAGGGAGAGTCAGATATTGTGTTCAGCACCTCGGCAACGCTCAGCGGATACAAACTCAGAGGGATAGCGAGCTTTAGCTTTTCGGCGATCATAAACACTATGAAGCTGGTGAAATATGGACTTCTGTATAACTGGTATGCAGCTACTGATGCGAGGAACATAGCTTCTGAAGGGTGGCACGTACCAACAAAAGACGAATTTACAACACTGGTTAATTACCTTATTGCAGGCGGTTATGGTTACGGAGGAGAAGAGGACTATATAGCGAAGTCTGTGGCATCGTGCCTTTTCTGGGACACATCAATAGTTTTGGGGTCTCCCGGATTAGATCCGGCTGAAAACAATAGCTCCGGGTTTAATTTACCTCCTGCCGGAGGAAGAGATTCTAATGGAAGTTTTAATCCTGTTACAATGAGGCCGGCAGGCAAAGGAGCCGGAATATGGACATCTACCGAGTTCCCTACCAGTGTGGCATTTTACTTTGAAATAGTGTATAATGATGTGTATTTCCACTCTGTAATTAACTCAAAAAGATGTGGTTTGTCTATCCGGCCTATTAAGGATTCTACGTCACTCTCGCATGGTCAATCGGGAACATATACAGGGAATGATGGCAAACAATACAGGAGTATCTGTATAGGCACACAGGAGTTGGTATCTGAAAACCTGTGTGAGACAGAATTTCGTAACGGAAACACAATTCCTGAGGTGACCGACAGTGCAGCATGGGCATCTATGACTACGGCTGCTATGTGCGCTCCTGATAATGATTGGGATAATGTATTTATATAAAAATAAAGTAAAAACACCATGAGCGCAAAAGACGGATTTGAAACAAGCATTTTACAGCACCTCTTTCAGAATGCAAACATAGCAAACATAGGTGACGCCGCGGGACTCAGAGGCTCTGAAGCAGCCGGGAGCTTCTGGATAGCACTACATACAGTCACGCCTTCAGATAGCGCCTCCGGCACGGAATGCGACTATGCAGGTTACGCAAGGGCAGCAATAGAGAGAACGGCCTCAGGCTTCACCGTCTCCGGCAACGCTATCAGTAACGCCTCGGCTCTGTCATTTCCTCAGTGCGTCTCAGGTGTATCAGATACCGCCGTCGCCTTCACGGTGAACACCGCCTCAGGGGTGAACGTCGACGACCAGATTCTCTGGGGGCCTTTGCAGTCCAGCCTCACCATCTCATCAGGGATAACCCCGGAGTTCAACGCCGGAGACCTTGTAATAAACGTAGACTAACAAACAGAAGTAGCAACCATAAAAAAACAGCAATAATGGAAATAATTAACAAAATCCTCGGAGCACAGTGTCAGCTGATCGCAGCATCAGGGGTGACACCGATCAAAGACGGTTATCAGGCATACTCGCTGATGGTCCGTGAAGACAATACACAAATATCCTCTGTTGTGAAAATAGAGAACGACACCGGAGCCACAGGCACCGTCAGCGGTGAGTCCTGGATGGACGTAAACCTCAAGTCGGGAGTTGACTACATAAGCCTCGAAGATCCGATCATCTCCGTCACGATGGCCTCAGGGACTCCCTCGATCATGGCGTACCTCGAACCACGACCAGTAAGTCAGTGACATGAAAGCACTGATCCCTATATTCCTGCTCTGCCTCTTTCTCACCTCGTGCGAAAAAGAGACAATCGATCCAGTCCGCTGCTATCGCTGCGAGACGACAATGAACGATGCAGTCATCACCTACGTCACCGTTTGCGGCATTACCAACATTGCTGATTTCCAGCAGGGATTACAGGCGCAGATCAGCGCAATTTTTCACGAGGATTGTGAGGTAAAATGTACTAAAACAAACGACGCCCTAACGCCCTCCGCAGGGCTACTGGTGTACGACTCTGATCTGAATGTGCTGAAGATTTACGCTGGCGGAGTTTGGAAGATAATTATTACTGCAAATTAAAACTTAAAGATATGACATTTATAGGAAATGCAATAGCCATCGGGGCG